GGGCGAGACGTTTACCGTCGAGTAAATATTGGTGGTGTCAGCCGCCCCTCCTTGCGGAATTGGCTGACATAGAAAAGAAACCTATAAATAGGGAAACCCATCAAGGGGTTTCTGTTGTTGTTAGTGCAGTACAACAATATGATCATCATCTGGTGTCCTGCCAGACACCATGATTGCCCGGTAAAGGGTGTGGTATTCTCGGAGCACTGAAATCCCGCCAACTAGCTCGATTGCTAGCCAGCGGATAGGCAGGTCGCATTGTGACGCGGGGTGTGTGGGACGCACCTTTGTATTTTCTAGCTGTTTAAGTATGGGTACTCTCGGACTGCCTCAGCTATCCTACCCTAACCATACCCCCAGCCATTATTAACAAAGGCCGAATTTGCATGCAGACTCTACTGCCCACTCCTCCTTATCTCTTCAGGTTCCCTGAGAAGGGTTCCATCTGAACCGTCACAACGCGTGAAATCAATGCGGCGACCACTTCATACCATTATTGGCACTACCTCCCAAGCGCGTGTTCGGATCACGAACCCGGCGTCGAAACCGGGCGGTGCGCTAAAACCCCGTGAAACCAGAGTTTCACGGGTTAAACAATCAATCAATCCACCATTAATGCCAATGCTGCGGCCCCCACCTTACTACGGGGATCCGGACTAGCAGACAGGTATCCACTAATCTTACGCAGTGCTGCAGCACCAAATGCTTTGAGGCCATTATATGCTAGATCACCCAGCGCAAGCGATGCCTTGTTGGCAACGGTTGCGACTAAGGGGTGAGTTGGAGACGACACGGGGAGAAGCTGCGCCAGGCCCTCATTGGCCGTGGTCAGCGTGAACTCAATGTTATAGACGAACTCAATGTCGATGCTCGTCCCACTAGTGGGACAGCCGACAAGCTCAAGACTAATGACATCGAACCCACCATCGGGCTGCACGGTGGATCCGGTGCCAAGAGCTCGAAAGCTCCTGGCAGCCGTCCCCACCGGCCGAAAGATGATAGGAATTTCCATTCCCGCACTCAACGCATGAGTCGCGCTCTCCGTACCGTACACATTGCCCTCACTCTTGGTACCAGATAGTGCGGGGAACATGCCCGAGCCACCGCGCGTCACAATGATGTAACCTTGGGCGGTTAAGGCTGGGGCAACGTTTCGCACAATGATACCAGCGGTAACAATGCGATAAGTGTTAGCATACGATGATACGGCCGTATAACCGGGAAGTAGGTCATAACCCGCCGCCATCGTATACACCCCAAGGGCAACCGAAGAAGCCGTAAGGGAAGAGTACGAGGTAGCAGGAGTAATGAACACCAGTTGTCCTCCATTTGCATAGGCGCCATAGCTGCGATGCCCGCGAATTTGTGCGGACATCGTAGATTGGGCAAGCCCATCCGGCCACCGAGCCCCCTTCGCAACCTGGCAAAAGGGGTCGGTAACCGCACAGACTTGTTCAATGAGCGCAGTGGGGGGGGGGATCCTTGGTGGAACCATCCCCGCAATGCGGACTGAAGGCGGTATGACTTGATTGTTTGCTCGAGACGGTCGAGCTGCCGCGGAAGAGTTCTTGGCAGGAACTCTTTTAGACTGCCTTGCTTTATTAGAAGCTTTGGTCATTTTTCCAAAGGGAGACTAGTTCGTTAACGGTGGGTGTGGCTACCCAGCCGTTAGGATCCACGTCGCACGGAAAACCAGCGAGCGTGGTGAACTTCACAACCCAGCGATTAAGGGCGGTCTCAATTCGTACTTGCTCATCGGGTGTTACCCCGAAAGCACTCTCGAACGAGAGCCTCGCCGTCGCTGTTATTTCCTGAGGGATCAAGGAGCTCAGCGACACGCCGGCAAATCGGGTGTCGCGTTTGGCTCGACTTAAGAGTCCGTCCGGGACATAACGTGGGTCGAATTTGTCCCCCGAGCTTCTAATAAGCGCGGATGCAAAGGCTTGCAGGATGGGGACACCTAGGTTGATCGCTAACTCGCAGCACCCAATGGCCTTGACCACGCGGCGCCGGTATGCAACACTACCCCAGTTCCTCACCCCACAGAGTGACTTGCTGATAACTGCCCGGTAATCCCGCACGAACTTGTAACAGTTCGGGCGAAATTCGACAACCGAGCTCTGGCAAAACACTACTTTAGACGCGTCCGCAACGACAGCGTCCACCTTCATCTCCATCCCAAACTCTAGCCACAATCCGAATTTGGAAAGGAGGTGCGTCACGTCACATTCTTCGACAATAAGGACAAAGTCATCCCCATCGTCCAGAACGTCCCAACGCTTCAAGCCTGCCGCATGGCGGCATATCGCAATCACCATCGTCAACATGATCACGATGTTGCCAATGCCAGTATTCATGTCGCCGCTCATTCGGCGACCCAGGGCAGTATACTTAATACCGCTACTCGTGAAACATACATTGCGCAACTGCTGGGCAAGAAGCCGTCGAAACTCTTTGTCTGGATTACTCGTCAAGTAAACGAAGCCTTCCAATTGAAGGTGTTTGACGGACACGTGCTTGTCAAATCGACTCGCGTCGCAGGTGATAAACCTCGGCGCATCGAAATGAGAAGCCTTCGCCATTAGCAACTCAGCCCGCGAACGGCTATCCAGGCCCTTTGCGACATTTCGCGAAGGCGGAACACCATCACTAGCAAACGTCGATTGATAGATGTGTTCCTCGATCGGACGCAAATATTGCGCTAACGCCACGCAATACTTCGCTCCTCGATACTGGATAACCCGGGGGTCCGGGTTGACTTTGGCCGCGGGATCAAACCGCTCGGGTTTCACGAACGCCTTCACATACGCGTCCTTCTTATACAACCCGAACGATAAAAGATCATCCGCCGCCTCCCGATACTTTCGACTCTTGGCGCCTGTATGTCTATTTGGCAGATCATAGAGGTCATCAGCGACAGTAATCGGGAGGGTATGGGCGATATCGTTCGCCCCCTGACGCATAAGGGAAAACCCGAACTCCGTTGGTTCGGGAACAGCCCCTAGGACACGGTTGGACACTGCAACCATCTCGTTGCACGAACACCCGTGGTGTATTAGTGGTTGGTAGACCCCTTCTATGTCTAGGGATGCGAGCCTAACCAGGACCCGCTTATGGTTGTCGCCGTCGACTCTCGGCCCCCTAAGGATTGAACACCCGACTGCCTTGGGTTCAAGCACCTTAGTGGCGCCGATACATAGTGCATCGACAGCGACATTTCCCCGTCAGCCGTCCGGCAACGCCCTCCCTCTGGAGAGCGAGCCGGTCGCGGCATGCGACGCGGTGTGCAGCGCACGGTTAAACAATCGCGAACTGAACGTATCTGACCACATCTCGTCTATGCGGGTGTAGGAAAACCCACACTGCACCGCAATAGCGCATTGACTTAGGCAGACGGTAGCAGTCCACTGCTTCCGATTCACTGCACACCACTGCCTAGCGTTCCGCATAGAACGTGTCCGTAAGGCGGCCGACCGCACTTCACCAACACATCCGTTCACGACAACCGCTAGCAGTTCCGGGTCAACGTGGTTTTCAGTGGCCATCAATGCCAAATCTGACTCCACGTCGGGGAATACAACCTCCTCACCTGAGTAGTAGGCGACTGTTCTTCTCACACCCTCATAAGCGACAGCGGTAGCTAGCGCAGGACCTGCGAGGTGGATGGTGGCGACCAAAACGGTGGCCTTGACACTAGTGGCAACAAATGCCGTCGTCAAAGCTCCTAAAGTGGCCATGGCACCCCACCCTGGCAGGGAAGGAAGAAAGGCAACGCCGGCTGTTCGCCGGGGAGGGGGGACAACCACGTCCCCTAGCGCTGGATCTGTCCTGACCCGAGCGTAACCCTCGGCCCCAATGGGCGGAGGCGCCGCGGCCGAAGCGGCGGCGTCAGGAGCGGCATCTGGCTCCGGTGGGCTGTCTGACACCTCTGTCACACCAGCCTCCGGTGGCGGCGCGGCCGCTCCACCCTGTTCAACAACTGCAGGAGCTGGCGTGGCACCAGGGACACTCACTGCAATCGGACTACCCACCAAAGTAGGGCCGTCAGATCCGGCTCTTTTTAGCTTAGTCGGGCGACTTCGCTTCCGCTTTGTCTTAACGACAGCACCGGCAGGGGATCCGGTTGCGGGGTTGCCTGGGCTGGCGCTAGTCCGAGACTTCGCCACTCCACCACCTGTGGAGCCAACAGTCGACCTGGCAGGGTCGGCTTGGTTGCCTAGAATAATGTTAT